ATTATCCTTTGTACATCCCTGTTCATTCTACTAGCGAGGTCTGAACCATAAGAACATGCAATAATACTTGCATCCGGCTCTTTTCCGAATAAATAAGCGGGTAATCGTCTTGATACTAATTCAGATTTACCATTACGAGGTGGCATAAATACCATTAATCTATCAATGTCACCAAATGCCCATCTTTCGAGATATTCACACAACTTTAAATGATGCCAGTTTGCTTGATATTCACTATAAGTATATGAAGTGAAGCGGGCAAGATTACGTTTTGCCCGTTCTACTTCAATTTGTTTCAGATTCGGAAGATTTTGAAATGATTTTTTCAAGCTGATCCAACTCCTCATCACTCAACTTTTGTAAATCTACTTCATTTTTCACGGTTATAGCTTCACCATTTACACCACTTATCTCTACTTTTTGAGTTGTTAAACCTAAAACATCAAAGAAGTGCTTTGCAACTGTTATTCTGTCTTTATCGAGTGCTGTAGGGTCGTCTAGTATATTGGCCATTACTTGTTTTGCTTTAATAACATCAAATAAGAATTCATTTTTTAAATCATCATATAATTTCTTTTGCTCTATTTGTAATTCTTCAACTACTCTTGGATTTTTCAATAGTTGTGATGCTTGTGATGTAGCTGTTTTAGGACTATAACCGGCTTTAATAGCCGATTCTGTCGCATTTTTCATCTTATTAGCAATATATTCTTTAATAAATAATCGTTGCTGTTTAGTTATTTTATCTTTCATAATTACCTCCATTTTTATATTGATAATTTCTTTTTATTGCCTTGCATTGTTCTAAATTCCCCACCATACACGGAAGCTTTCCAATATAAATCATCCCACTCAAGCTTATAATTAGATTCTATTTTCCACATTTCCTTTAATAATTTATTGATTACTTCTAAAGGATGGTAATTTCCATAACTTTGCATATACTTTTCTATTTCAAGTGCTTCATCATAACTTAATTGCTTCATAGCTTCGTTGAATAATTCTCTATGCTGGTCTACTTGTTTAGTAAATTCTTTCATCTTTTCTTTTTCCTCAACTATGTCTATTGCCAATGTTTCAGTTCTACAACTCGTGTAATATGCATAACCTGTAATTGAATCAATATTGTAATTAGGTAATGCACTATCATACATAAAATTTATAAAGTTTCTCTTTGTATGTAATAAGTATTCAATGAAATACGGGTTAAATCTATCTAATAGACTGCTTTCAGTTACAACATTAAAATTCATACACACCCTCCCATAATATCAAGATAGGGTATGACATAATTGTCACACCCTGTCATTACAATTACTTGTTTTGTTTCATCCAGTTCAAAAACTTTTTACGATTGATTACATATTCTTTAAATGTGCTTTCTTTGTCCTGTACCGCTTCTTTATAGTCCTCAATGACTTCTAGTATTACTTTGCCTTTCTCGTCCGTTATACGTGCGTCCTGTGGCAAATTATTAACACCTTTATTCATATTCACATCGTTAATGTGTCGAATATAATAGTTTTCTGCTACTCGGACACCTTTAGCACTTAATAACTCGATTACATATCTTTTCTCTTGGTCTAATTGTTCTTGTGTATATTTTCGATTAAACATATTCATCACCTATAAAAACCTTTCTAAATTGGCATGTGTTTTGATTGATAATTGATCTACACCATAGATGTTAGTGTCTCTTTTTTCTAATTCTTCAACGAACTGTTTATAAGCTTCATTTTTAGTACCATTTACTAACTTACTAAGTTCAGCACGATTCATTTTTAATCTAGTTAAAAGATATGCTTTATCTGAAGCGGGTAAACTATCAATTTTAGAACTAAATAAATGTAGGCTTGATAGTAAGGCTCTTGCTGTCATTGTATCTCTTGAAGCTTTTTCCTTCTTTTCACTCAAGATTGTACTGATTGATGATCCAGTATCAGCATTCAATAATTCAACTGATAAATCACTTTGCATATTTTGAGTATGATATAAACGCTTATTGATTTCATCACTGCTTACATCTTCGGTTTTAGATATTTGTTGTTTAGCGTGTTCAATCGCTTTAGTACGCTTTGCCTGGAATGATTCGTTTTCACTTTGGATAGATTGTTCTACCTTTTGCTTTTCTTCGTCATAGATGGCTTGTATGCCCTCTTTGATTGCTTCGGGTGTGTAAGTGTCCTTATACTCTTTTTTGAATGCTTCAGCACGTTCTTTAACCGTTTGAGTAAATGTCTGTGCCTTTGACATTGGTTGAATATTGTCTAAGTGATTTAATGCTTCTTTGATTGGTGTATCTGTAATACCCGCTTCATTGATAATATTATTTAATTCGTTTGTCATTATTTATAATCTCCTTTTTTGTTTTGTTATTATTTGTGGTTTTAAATCATCTACTGTTACTTTACTTTGTCCGTTTAACATTGATTTTCTAAGACTTGCTACTTGTTCCCGTGGTGCGTTTGTCACATCAATCAAATGACCATCAGCATTTTCTAAATAGTCACGTCCGTTAATGCGTTTTAAATAAGTCATACATAACTCCTTTGGTCTGTTTATGGTTTATGCCAGGCTGTTTTCAATATATTTTTCAGTCTCTTCTAAAGTTCTAATACGTTGGTCTAGTACGTTTCTACGTGATATAAGAGATCGTTTAGCAATTCTAAACTGCTGTTTATTTCGACAATAAAAGTACCCCATTTTACCGCCTACACTTGTCGAGCCTATCGGCAATCTGTAGAACGTCACTAACTCGGATATAAGTTGTTGTAATGTCCTGTGATATGATTTGTCTTTGCCTAGCTGTTCAAGTATTTCACTTGATGAAATAACGTCTTGCTTACTGTTGAAAATTACGTTTACAACGTCAGCGTGTGGCTGTGTAAACTTCAACCCTACAACATTACCGTCTTTGTCCTTATACTGTTTCATTGCTATCTCCTTTCAGTAGGCTACTCATTGTTGTTGAATAGCCTGCTTATTATTTTTTTATCTACTTCATCCAGGGGTGATAATTCCCCGTTATCTAAGTCATTTTTGAGTGATTTACCTAATTGCAACCATACTCTTTTTAAATCTTGGTCTTTTTCGTCCAAATAAAGCGTTCTGAGAGCATTTAGCATTTCATCAGTAATTAATATGTCTTTTGTCATATATGCGCTGTATCGGTCTGTAATAGTCGAGATATGCTGTGCCTGTACCTGATGTTTTATTCTTTGCTATAATGCACTCAATTTCACTCTTACCGATTTCGCTTGGACTGACTTCTGAATTATTCTGATAATCTTCTCGATACAACAATATAACCGTGTCTGCATCTTGTTCGATTGACCCCGATTCTCTAAGATCACTCATCAATGGTCGCTTATCACTTCGACTTTCTACCCCTCGGGATAGTTGAGATAATGCAATGATCACGCAATCAAACTCTTTTGCGATAATTTTCAACTTCCTACTTATTTCTTCAATCTCTAATCGTCTGCTTTGATGTTTGTTTTCACATGTCATAAGTGATAAAAAATCGATAATGATTACATTCTTATCTGATTGCTGTTGCATCCGCATGGCTTGTCTCCTAATTGTCATAGGGGTTACCATCGTTTCTTGGCTAATATACATGTTCATTTGTTCGATTCGAGATATTGCATTGAAGATCTTTTCTGATTCATCATCCGTGATTGATTCGGGGAATTTGAATTTTTCAAGTTTCACTCGTGCAACCGACGAAATTATGCGTTGATAGATTTGTTTTAATGTTGTCTCTAAACTATAGATTGCGATATTACACCCACTTTGTTCGAGGTTCACCGCTAAATTTAACGCAAAGGCTGTCTTACCTAATGAGGGTCTAGCACCTACGATCACAAAGTTTCCCGCTTCAAAACCTCCCAGGATATTGTCTAACTGACTATATCCTGTCTTTAATAGATTAGGTTTAGTTTCGAGGTTTACCTCGCTCACAATCGTTTTTAATGCATCTGCCTTATGATTCTTGTTCGTTATCATGATGCTATCCAGGTAATCAATAGTTTCTTTTAGTAAAGATATATTTTGTTGTGATGGATCATTGGATGCTATGGATGATATCTCTGCAATCTTTCGTTTCTTGTATACATCCAGTACATTCAGTTGATATTGCTTAAAGTGACTTTTCTTGATGTAATTATCTTTTCTTAATGTCAGTATCATCTCACTTGGTATGAAGTCCGCTTCATGCTTTTTTGATTGCATATATAACTCATTCATATCAAACGCATCATTCTTTTCGATATACTGTATAAATCTTTTAGCGTATATATCGTTAAACATCTCAGACTTAAGTTCTAACTCGGTTATAAGTTCGGGGTACTGTATCAATCCGGCAATTACTAAATGCTCTAAATTATCTGTATTAATCATTTTCAAGTGATTCCTTTAGTTGATTGAACATTGCTCGAACTTTTTGACGTTTAACGGGGTCTGAGTGTTTCTTGTTATATTCAATATCACGCTGTATTTCTTGATACTGCAACTGTGCATAATTGAATTCTTTTATTGCGATAAAGTCTTTTAGATGTGGCGCATACCGATTGTCTCGGTAATACGCCTCTAATTTTTTATCAGTGAGTTCATAATCTGCGCGTTGTAACTCTTTAATCCATATAGCAAGTATTGTTTCGTTTAACTTGATATTTGGATATAAGCTTTTGACTTTATTAATGATCAGGTTACATTCATTCTTGTTCATCACTGTCCCCCTCGTATAACTTATTAAGCATGTCATCTATATCAACATCATCTGTACTATCTCCATTCGGATAATTACTGTACTGATTAGGTGAATACTCGTCATTGAAGTGTTCACCATTTAAGAATGTATACGGATGTTTCTGATATTGTTTATCAGTAATTGTCTTTAGATAATCTTTAGTACCATTCACAATTACATCTAGTTCATAAGTTTTTCTTAATGATTTGAATTTAGTTTCTGATTTCTTCTTACCAACTTTTTTATTGTATAAGTTCCACCAATCATTAAATTCAGTTTCAATATGACTGTTGTTCGATTTTGAATCGGACGTATCTTTTACTTCTTTATTAAGTTCTTTATTTACTTCTTTATTGTTTGTGTCGGATTGATGTCGACTTGATGTCGGATTGATGTCGTTTTGTTGTCGATTGAAGCGGGTCTTACCTTGATAAAAATCATAGTTTACAACGGTTAAGAGCGTATATTTTGTTGTCGTTTTGATGTGTAACATTCCCTCTGCTTCTAACCGATTCAAAAATGTCTTAGTTTTATCTCTTGACCAACCCCAATGGTCAGCTAACTTCATTACAGATGTCACTTTCTGACCTCTTTTAGTAGGAATTAATTGATTACCTACAGGTGCTACTCCGTCAGACCAATTCATCAAAAATATGAGATCAATCCAGGCTTCATATTTAGAAAATTTTCTTTTTTCCTTATACAACCAATGTTGTTGTATAGTTCTTTCTAAATTAATAAATTTGTGTACTCTATCATCATTTGTCATTACGTCACACCGCCCACCTATCCTTTCATTATGTTCTATAAACTTATCCATCTGTCTGTGTCTTACGAACATCGTTTTATAGCTCGAGGGGTGACCTGCACCCCTTAATTATTTAAGTGTTATATGATATAATTTTTATATGCATATTTTGGTTTATGCTTTGCCATTACTTAGGTTGGTCACTGGGGTAATGGCTGTTATTTTGTACAATAATGAAAGGACTATTATAAAAATCTAAGTCTTTTTGAATTACCTCACGAAATAAATTTTTATTTTCAATCATTGCCGGATCATTAACGGTAATTACTGGAATACCATTTTCATCAATATCAACTTCAAACCTTTCAATTTCATGCTTTGCCTTTGCTTCGAAAATTTGTTGTCTTAGTGAGATGCTTAATTCATCAGCAATTTGTTGATACGTCTCTCTATTGTTTGCAAGTTCAATAATTGCACCCGGTGTCTTTCCGATTAAGTCAACACGGTTATTTCTAATAATCATATAAATACCGTTCATAATTTCTTTTTCAATCATTATTAATCCCCCTTATCCGTTATAATCAAATTCAGCCCAACGCTTTTGAACTCTATAATCTGTAATTAACTCATTTAATGTATAGGTCAATGCTCTTTCCATTCCCTCAAAATATGGTTTGTCTTTTGCAATTACTTGCTTAGTTGCTTCGGTTTTACCTGTAATTTTCACTTGATCCTCTACAACTTCCAACTTGATTTCATTAATTAAATTTGTATCCATTACTTTGCTACCTCCATGAGTTCATTAATACTTGCTTCAAAACAACCGATTGATGATCCTGTAAAGCCTTTTACGAGCTTTTTCATTGCGTCAAGTGGTAATGTAGCGATAACCTCATCTTGTCCGGCAATACGGATGTTGTACCATGCTAATACTGTGCGTTTAAATGTGAATTGTCGCATTATAGATAACCCCTTTCATCTAGGTCTGTTAGATCATGCATAGCTAACCAATTTTCGATACCTAATTTAATATCGTACAAGCGATTGTAATTTTTGAATGATATATCTTTGAACACTTGATTCGGTATATCTTCTTTGAAGTGTTCTGATACTTTCATATCTTCAAGTAATTGGTGCATGTCGTATAATAACGCCTTAATATTCGGCTTATAATCCGGTGTTGCGTCTGCTTCTTGTTGTTGTTCTGCGATAGCTTCTAACTCCTCACCTACCGCAAGTAAAACCTCTTGTAAATACTGTGCTTTATCAAAATCAGATGGTTTACCTCCGTCAGTTGCAACTGTATTAATTTCTGATGCTTCTAAAACATCTTTTGCAATCTGTTGAATGTTTCTTCTCATTTTTATAATCCTCCTATAAATGTTTTTTGTTAATCGACTTCAAAAAGTCATTGAAAGTTTCTATATGTACTAGCGTCATGCCCTGTGATACAGACACTTCTACATTTTCAAAGCCCTCATCTTTTGCTCGTTTCAATAAGCGATACACCGATGTACGCGATAGGTCATACATTTTCATTAACGTATTCGGCTTTGCGTAAATCGGTTTAAATTCTTGAACTTCATTCTCACTCATCACCGTTATTTCAGGTGTTGGTGTTGGTAACTGGACTATGTTTGTCATCTAATTCACCTCCTTATAATTTCGGTTTACGTAAGTTTTAATCGAAAAAAATTTCATCTATAGTGATTTTTGGAAATAATTTTTCTCTTAACAAACGTCTAATCAACAACATCTCTTTTTTATTAAAAGCTGTTTTACCAACTTCTTTCATTCTGTATGCCTGTACTGACACACCGAACAATTTTGCCATGTCATCTTGTGTCAATCCCAGCATTTTTCTATATCCAATAACTTTATTCATGTTATCACCTCCTTTTCGGTTTACGTAAGTACAGTTTAATATTAATTTAACCGACTTTCTTTGTCAAACAAGAATATCGGTTTGCGTAGATTTTCGTTTATTTAAATAAAACTATATGTTATAAATATAGTGAGGTGATAATGTGAATGTATCGAAAATAGAACTAGGACAAAGAATTAAAGCAATCAGATTAAGTACTGGTTTAAACATGAGGGAATTTGGGGAGAAAATATTTAATTCTGCTGATAGTCTAGTAAGTCGGTGGGAAAAAGGTAAGTCAATACCAAACCATAAAAGGTTAATTGAAATTGCCAAATTAGGAGACGTTACAGTTTCGTACCTTTTATACGGTAGTATCAACATTCTTGTACCAAATATAATTGACGAGTATTTTTCAAGCGTTGATACATTTGAATTATTAGATATTGATGAAATTAAGGAAGTAAAAATTAATGAGTATAGTAATGACAAAGTGAGTATGTTTTACGAAGTTCAACAAGAATTTATAGATCAATACGGCGAGGATAATATAGACACCTGGGAATTAAAAAATGAAGCGGATGACAGGCTCTATAACTATATAGAATCTGATTTAATTAAAGAGTTAGATAACATCAATCAAAATTATATTGATGAATGGGCTGAAATACCAACTAAATTTAGGGTGCTTAATAAACGATTAAAAGAAAATTATGATAATGAAGTTATATTGTCAACTGTCATTACTGAAGCTTTTGAAAAAACTTTACTTAAATATAATAACTTCGATGAAAAAGAAGCAGATGATTTTTTGAATGATCTCATTAAATTTTATTCATCTTTATACAATGGTAAGTTCAAGCACTATTTATATTCCGATAATAAGACAACCATTGATACTTTAACTAAAGGTTTGTTAAATGTTACAAGCCCCAACTTCAATGTAATTGAATTATTTAAATTTGATAATTGGAATAACCTTTCAGATGAATCGCAACAAACAATAAGGGATGAAACAATTAAATATATTGAGTTGTTAATCATGCGTGAATTAAACAAATAGGAGGTGTAAATATGTGGTACGAGGAGTTCCAGGACAAACACGGTATAACTAAATACCGCTTCATAGAAAAGTATAAATGCCCTCTTACAGACAAATGGAAGCGTACAAGCGTTGTAATGAATAAGAACACTAAACCATCTCAAAAGGAAGCGGAGAGACGCTTACAAGCTAAAATACAAGATAAGTTAAAGGTTGATAAATTAAAGGACATTAAGACACTTACATTTCATCAAGCACTTAAAGAATGGCAGGAACACTATAAGACACATAGCGGTAATAAAGCTTCAACTATTAGAACGTATATACCTAAGTCAAATAAGCTATTAAAGTTATTTAAAGATGATATATTAATCGCTAACATTACCCTACCTTATGCACAATCTAAGTTTGATGATCTGACTAAAGAAAAGTTATCATCTCAATACAATCGTGATGTATTGATGATATTTAAGAACATAATGAAACATATATCAAATACTTATGGTGTTGAATTTGAATACCTGGATAAGTTAGTGGTAGGTAAAAAGGCTAAAACCGTTGATGATGTTAAAGCAAAGAAAGAGAATTACCTCGAAACAAGTGAGGTTAAAAGCGTTGTTGAGGAGATACGATTATTCGGCAACCGTAAACAATCAAAGCATAATCATAGATATTATAACTATATCGCTGATTTGATTGAGTTCATGGCTTTAAATGGTATGCGTGTCGGTGAGGCTTTAGCAATCCAACCGCATAATATTGACTTTGAGAATCAGACATTAACGATAGACGGTACTATTTTATGGACTTCAAATAAAAAAGGTGAGTTCGGTATTAAAGAGACTACTAAAAACGATTCAAGCTACAGGACTATCAGTATCAATAAAAGAAGTTGCGATATTTTAAGAAAGTTAATTCTCGAAAATAAAAAGTCTACAATGTGGGAAGATACTTATAACGATAGAGGTTTTGTGTTTACTAATCATACTGGCAACCCTATTTACTTTGGTCGTATTAACGATGTCTTAAAGTTAGCTTGTGAGAATTGCGGTATAAAGAAACGTGTCACAACTCACACATTAAGACATACACATATATCTATCTTGACACAAAACAACGTACCTCTTAAATCTATTATGCAACGTGTAGGACATTCAGATCACCGTACTACATTACAAATATACAGTCATGTAACTGATAAGATGAACCAGGAATTAAAAGAGCAATTAGAAGCGGTT